TTCCCATCAAGCTCCCATTGCATCGCCACGGATGAGGTCGTGTCGGAGTATGGGATGCGGGCGTTGATCGCCGTAGAAAACTGTGTCTGGTGATTATCGAGCGAGTCCAGGAAGCGATTACCGGTTACATATCCCGATAGTGCCGTAGAATCGGAGGCCGCTTTCTTTGTTGCAAGAGCCGCGATCCATTGTGTCTGATGGTCTCCCAATGAATCCAACATTCGGTTCACGGTTGCCAACGTCGTTGTGTCGGTCTTTAGCCAAAATTTTGTCGTGTCTGAGAGCGCCGCACCCTGCCGGAGCGTAAACCCGTCGAAGGTGAGAGCATCCACGTTGCCGCCGACCGTGAGCAGGTATTGGATTGCCACAGAGTCTGAGAGGTTCAACGTCCCGGATCGGCTAGACAACGAATCGGTATATGTGTGACGGAAATCACCGGAAATCCAACGCAATAACGCTGTTCCAATAGATAGCGTCAGCGTCGTATCTGGCACGGGATTTGCCCGGAATTGGTAGTTCTGCCCCACGGCCTGAGAGGCAACGAGGGCAAGTAATGCGAGCGTGCGTTTCATTTGGCCTGTAGTCCAATGGTGATCCGGCAATAAAATTTTCCATCCGAGTACGCATTTCCTGCGTCGGCATGCCACACTTGGAACGTAACATCCGTCCCCGATTGTGTGACATTGCCGGCATAGCACAAACACCCCTGCCGTTCGCGGACTATCAACTCAACAGCATACGCCGCGAGACTGATGGACGGATATGGGTTGCCCGTCGCATCCGTCACCAACACTCCGGCGTTCGTCGTGAGTGTGATCGGAGAGGATTCGTCGCCCGTTACCTCTATCCAGTCTGAGCCGATATACAAGAGCGTGTCCGCAGTAGGTTCAACAAGTTCTGGCCATGTGGTATATGTGATTGTCTCAAGCAGTTGTATGTCATAATACCGCGCGAGAGACGTATCAAACTTCCATTCATTCTCAAACTTCTCCGGGTCAAGGAGAACGCAATAGACCGACGCAACCGATCCAAAGTATATCCACCTGTCATTCGATTGCAGGAAGTTGAGGACAAAAGCCCTATCCGCGTCTTCCTGCAACACTCCGAGCGTCGCCGTTATGACCCGCCGGAATCCTTTGAACGCCGTCCGAATCGACCCGTCAGACATCTCAAATCGAAGGGGGGGGAAGAGTTCAACTTTGTCCGGGCGGGTCAGTCCCTTGATGCTAAGCGTGGCGAACGTCCGCGTGTAGGTCGTTGCACCTGAGCGGTACTTGAATGTAATTGTCGAGGCCACACGCTACACCGGGAACGTCGTTCGGACTGACGGCTCCAATAGACTGAACGAGTAATGCGGCATGAGTGAGCAATCGAAGTCCCACGTATTCTCGAATCCCTCGGTGTTCTCAAGGCACATTGGCACATTGACCTCCGTCAAATAATCTACCGTTCGGTCGTTATCGATCACCCAATACAGTATAGACTTCATGTCCGTTGTCGAAGTCACGGGTTCACAATCCACCCATATCTTGCGGCGGAATGCCGTGATCTGGTCCTGCATCGACCCATCCTTGTATCGGTTCTGCGGACCGCCGAACAGTTCCACACTATCGGGCTTGGACATGCCACGCTCTGCCAATACGTCCAACTCAACGTACTCGGTTATGGCGATATCGTCAAAATAGAAAGTCTTGGCATCCGAAGCCCAAAGAAGAAAGTCTGTTGCTCCGCTGAGAGATGAAGACTTGAATGTGAGCGCTGTCCACGTGTCTGCTGTCAATACATCCAAAAAGCCAGACGTGACCCCGCCCGTCTTTATTGTCAGCGCAACTCCGTCAACGTCCGCCGTGTATGCCCACAGGGTTATGCAATATGCCTTCCCCGATACGAATGTGTGATTGTTCGCGCTCGGTAGCTTAGCGTGGTTCGTTGTCGCGTCCCCCGCGTCTGTGGCAATGACTTTGAATGAATACGTCCCGCCGTGGGCGTAGGTGTTGGACTGCGATACGGCATGATTCCCAACCGTCGCCCAATTCCCCACGCCCGATTCCGCGTTCCGATTCGCCAGCGTCGGAAGCGTTGGGGCGTTATATCTCAGCCGGAACGTATCGGGCATTATGACACTACGCCATCAAGCGAAGAGACAAGGATCGCGCCATTGAGCATCCACGGGATATTCCTGTCTTTCTCGAAATCCCCCTGAATGTCGATAGCCGCCTGAATGCCCGTCTGATTGTCGAGTGTGAATATCATGCCGTCTATCATCGTCACAATGGCCTTCGCACTGTCAGCCGTTGCATTGCCGAGGAGCAACAGATCGGCGTTCAGAGTTGACATCTGATTGAACTTGAGCGCAATATCCCACCCGATAGTGATGGGCCGCTTGAGGTCGTCCGTCACCGCAAGGGGGCTGATTGTAAGGTCCAACGCACCGACCGGGGCAATCGTTACACCCGCACCCCCGGCAATGTCCAACTTGACCAAAGAAGCCGCCGCCGAGTAGATGTGCGTATAGGCCGGGCTTCCGCCGTCCGTGGCCGCCGTGTAAACTCCGATACCGTAGAAGACAGCCGTGGCGGAATCAGCCGATGAAGCAAAGTCAGCCGCCGCAAGCGTCGGAGTCAGTAATTCAACCTCAGCCGCATCAGTCTTTGCAAACGATCCTTCCCATTCGAGTTCAATAACCCGCGTTCCCTCGGCTCCGCCTTGAACCACAATACGGGGCTTGACATTGACCTGTGCCGCCGCAACCTTGACCCATCCAGCCGAAGCCGCACCAGCCGCCGCAACTGCGTCAGCCAGCTTGAACAGGAACAGGTTCGTCCCTCCCCGGAGTGAGTCTAGAAGTTCGCACTCCTGTAACGCACACTGGAGCATCTTTGTGCTTGCCGTGAAGTGATACGCCTTGTTCACTCTGTTGCGCCGGAGTCCGGTCGTAACGGTGAACTCTTCGATGTGAATTTTCGACTCCGCAAGTTCGCCCAAGGTCTGCCACTTGTTCGAAGTCGTGTCCATGACGTATATCGCCAGAACTGCCGACGAGTTTACGTTTGCGATTGTGCCAGCGATTGCCGGGAATGCCATGATATTGCTCCTCTACTGCGTGAATGGAATGTGACTATTTTCGCTATTCCTCAATCCAGAGGACCGTCGTTTCGTTGTTCTCGAAGTCTTTGCGTATCTCGGTGGCGTAGTAGACCACATCTGCCGCCGTATTTTGGTCGTAGATTTCAATGCGCTTGAGCGGTGTGATGCTAGAGTGTGACGTTACCCCGGTGTCGTCAAACTTGAGACTACCGTACGTGCGTTCGTACATCCTGCGACCTGGCGAGAATCGGCGGTTGTAATACTGCATGACAGCGGTCACCATGTTAGTAACGCCCGTAACCCACGTCGCCGCATTGTAATCGTAGTATCGTGCGCCATTTGCAAACTGAAATTCGCCGGGAGAAGCCGCCTCCTCGGTGAAAAGTCCTCGGTAATCGTTCAGGCTCAACTCATCTGTGCTGACCGCGTAGGAGACAATGAAAAGCAACCCGATGCCGAGGTCAAATTCTGCGAATTTGGGTGACGGCCTGACCGCGAAGTTGTCCGTCAATAACAATGCTGAGGCCGTTTGCGGGTCGTAACCATCTACCTCAATTCCATCAATGGCCCACGACTCCCCAACGGTATGGTCCAAGTATCCGGCCCCAACGGACCACGAAACGGTCGTATGTGCCGCGTGGACATCGACGACGCGTATGTTGCTGGTTTTTATGACAGAATCGGAGAACAACGTCGATTGTTTGATTCCCTTCTCTGGTGTTATCAGCCCGGCGTAGGAATTTCCACGAGTTAGAAATTCCAGGCGGTGTAGGTTATTCGCGGGCGTTGCCGCATCGTACGTACCGTCAGTCTTGCCGTAGTAATAGCGCACAACCCATCCGAAGTTTAGCGCAATGCGCGTCAGTAACGAAAAGCCGTCGGCAAATTCCGATTCCCACCTATGCGGGTTATTTGCGTCGTCGTTCTCTCCGTCCAAATATCCATTCTTACTTGACGTTTGTAGTAGTGGCGGAGCTTCTTGATAAATTGTCTTTGTAAGCATGTAGCAATCTTCGATATTCTTCTCTACCTCCCCACCATTAAATTCCATTTTGAAGTCTGTTGAACGAACCTGTGCCGCCGCCGCATCGTAAGTTTGGTCGAATCCGACAGACACAATGCTTGCCAATAAATCGGACATCAGCACCGCATCGGTTTCATAAAGCCCCGCCCAACCATCGGAGAATGGTGTGGCGTGTGTTAATGCCTCGGTGACAATGTCGGCAATGGCAATATCCTTGATTGAATGTATAAGCGACACCAGCCTTAGCCTCACCGAACGGATTACATCAGTTTCACCCGTTGAGATGTAATGCTCCGGCCATTCGACCTCTTCCCGGTACACCTTGCCCCAGAAGTAAAACGTATCTACGCCGTCCTCTTCGAGGATGAACTTGAACTCAACGTTGACCGTTGGATAGCCCTGAATAACCTTATACCAGAACCCTTGCGTATAGGTCGTGTAGTCCTCAGCAAGTTCGAGTTCGAGGTTCTGGACATCGACCACACCCGGCTCTACGTCTATAAGTTCTGTCAGAGTCCCAATATGCAAGACCTTGACAGTCGAAGGAATCGTCAACTCCGGGAGCGACGTATCGACAATCAGCGATATCTTCATCACCCCGGCGGGATTATTCTCAATGTCCGGTAGACTGTACTCGGTGCTGAATCCACGCCCGGTTAGCGATATGGGAAGTGCCGCATTAAATGCGGTTGCGGTTGTCGTTCCAGTGATATCGTCGGTATGCGTCCCTACCGCCGTTGGCGTGTAAGTAATGTCAACCGTGTGCGTTGCACCGTTCGCCGCAAGCGTGAACGCATCATCCCCGCTTCCGAATGTAAACGGAGCCGCAAGACCGCCGAGAGCAATGTCTTGCGACGCTGTAGGATCAGAATCATTCGTGAACACGATTTGAAGCGTTGACAACGCGCCAATCGCAACCGCGCCAAAGTCCAGAGAATCAAGGTCGTGTGTGGTCTGATTGACGGCCATTACATGAGCCTCCCGCCACGACCGCGCCTAGCCTTCGCCTGCACCAGCACAAGGTCACTTCCACGCAATACGACATCCATCACAACCGGGCCGGAAGCCGCCGCCATAGCCCCGCCGAATCGCGCCATTTTCGCATTCGATACAATCTCTCCACTGCGATTTGGAACGAATAACTCCGGGCCACGTTCGCCGACGATATACGGACGGCCACCGGAGACGGGGCCACCTGCGGCCTTGAACGCGAACCCACCCATCATGCCTAGTCCGGGGAATATCGTATTCAATATCCCGGCAGAGGCCACTTGCATCGCCATGCTCGAAAGTGTGGACATGAACGCCCCGGCGAATGAGCCTAGCGCCGTCTGTGCGCCGCCGAACATCTGCGAGAATGCGTTGCCGATCTTCGAGCCTACCATGCCGGCCATGTTCGAGGTGGCAGAATCAAACGCGGACTCAAGCCCGCCTAAATCGTCGAATACTTCGCCGAATGACTTTGCGCGTTCTCCTGTCGGGCCTTCGCCTAGTTTGCGCGCCCTGTCCTGCGCCTCGCTTACCCTTTGTGCGGCCTTCGCCCTTGCCGCCGCACCCTTATCCAACCCCTTACGAGCCTTGCCGCCAAGCCCTGACGCAATCCCGGCGTAGAAACCTTCGCTCTCATCTTCGCCCAACCCGCCCTCGCGGATGCGCTGACGCTCAAGCGTTTCCTTCAACTTTTCCTGCAGGGTGTATTGCTTCGTGATGTCAGTCTCGAAGAGCAACGCCTCTTTGATGTACCGGATCATTTGCTCAGAACCCTCACCGCGCTTCTGGGCATACTCGGCTTCGACGCGCATATCTTCCAGTTCGTGCGCCCGTTCCTCACGGCGTTTCGAGAACTGGTCGGATTGTATCTTGTCGCGCTTCTCAATCAAGGCGTTAATACGCGCCTCTTTATTCATCACCCATGTTGCATGCTCTTGGGCGATTGCGTTCTGTCCGCGAAGTCCAGCAGATAGACTGGGTGTGAACTTTTCCTTTTCAATCGCCGTAATCTGCTTCGTCAACATTGCAACTTGCGCATCCTTGCCGACACGACCCATCGATATCAATGACTCATTCAATCCCTTCGCCGCCGTGTCAAACTCTGCCGTTGCCTTCTTTGCCTCGGTCATCACCCAAACAATACCCGCAATGGCCGCAACCGCCGCCGCTATCGGGCCAGCGTTCGCCATGAGCACCGTGCCGATCCCCGCGAGTTTACCACCAGCCCCTTGAGCCGCAATGCCAAGGCCGGTCATTGCAAACTCGGCCTCTTGGAACCGTGATGCTACGCCGCCGACAACCGCACCTAGCCCAGACCCGGAGCCGCCGAGCATCGACGCAAAACCCGTAATGGCCTGAGTCGATTCCCGCATTGTCTTATCGCCGACCCGTTGCTCCCTGTAGAACCGACGAAGCTCCTCCCCGGTCTTAAAATAGGACTGCATCATCTTGCCTTGCGCACCGACGATTGGCTCTAAGGCTTGCGTCCTATAATTCTTCCATTGGTCAATCTCGGCGGCAAGTTCCGGGCGATTCTTTCGCGCCGTCTCTGACAATGCCTTGTACTGCTTTGTCAGTTCTTTGATTTTTGCGTTTACCGCATCAATCGACCTATCGTCACTCGTTACGGTTATATTTAGTCGGGAGTCGGCCACTTATCTTCGTCGTCGTTCGGCTTCTTTTATTGCCCGTTTATGTTGCTCTTCCTGAATTGCGTTGTCATACGAACGTAGGTGGAACCACTTCATTGCATCCCGGAGCGTGTAGCGTTTCGCTACTTCATCCCTGCGGGACATCTTACCGTCAGCAAGGACGAACATCAGATACTCGCCCATGAACCCGGAGGGAAGTTTGGTTGTTTCGTCCTTCTTATGGAACCGCTTGAATGCAGACTCCCAACGCGCTAACTCCGCCGGATCGCCCGCGCAAAAACGGTAAAACCCGTCGCGATTTCGCTGACCTCCCCGGCCTTGAGTCCGCCGATGTCAAGGATGAACTCGGAAGGGCTATCGACCACAGCCTTGATGAATTTGGGCCACGCCGCCAAGAGTTTCTTCATTTCGGGTTCGGATGCAACGGCTTTCTTCCAGTTCTCCCGGAAGTCCTCACCGTAGCCCGTTTGTTCTGCGAGCGAATACCGTTCAAGGTTCGGGAAGAGGAACTTGACCTTTTCGCCCCCGATCTCAACGTAGTCTCTGACCTCAGCCGCCTCGGTTAGCAATGCCTCAAGAACACCCTTCATTGTCTCGGCGGTAATGACTGGCACGTCCGCGCCTTGCTCTTCGGCAATCACGCCCGCAGGCTTCGCGTCGCGTTCAAGTACTTCCTTCCACTTGTTGAGTTCCATGTGTCCGGCCTTCTATTGTAATGGCTCTGTTTTAGTGAATAGTGCATTTCCGTAGAGTTCCAAAATCTCCGTAATGTCTTCGTCCTGAAACATCATGTACTCGCGTTGGGGCATATTGATATCATACGGATCACCGTCGCCCGGATACTGAATGACCCCGCCGAAGTTGTGTATCAATGCGTAAGGGACCGTCCCCGTATCAACAAAGACCGTAGCCTCGTTCTCGTTCCACTCGGCTTGAATCGACTCGAAAAGATGACCTGAGCGTATCAGCGTCATCCCGCTCCCGCCTGATTTCGTCGGGGGCCATGGATTAGGGCGACCTTGCTCAAGAAAGTTCTGTCTGACCGACCGGAGCATGATATCCCCGATTGCGGCCATGACCTGTTCGCGGTCTTCGTTAACCTCCGGCAAGTCGCCCGTTATCTTAACATCAATCAAGATTGGTCCCAGAAATAACTATGTACGGGTACAGAATCGGGGCCGTTGCTTTCGTTAGTGTGATCGTTGACGGCCAACCCCCACCCGCAGAAAGTTTGTTTGTTGCTATCGCGATAATCGGGAGCGTTGAGTTCTGGGATGCTTCAACAGCCAGATACATTGAGTTCACGTTTACGACTGGCCCATAAAAAATTTGTGAGCATGTATTGTCATTGTAAACCGACCAACAAAAGTATACAATCCCCGGACCTGCAATTGCACCGACTACAAAGGCCGCCCCTTGCCCTGTGCTGTTGGCTGGCCAAGAGGTCGCCGCTGTCGTGTCGATAAGCGCAAAGTCCTCATCGTACACGCCGACACTCCACGTCCTGACGGCACAACTCCCCCCCAGCGTTGCGGCGGCAACAGACGCCTCGCCTAGGGCAATCGGCTTTTCAAGATATACCGCAAACCCAACAATTGAATCGTTGAGCGCATTGGTAAAATTGTTTGTTGTCGTGCTGAACCCAAACCCCAACACGTCTGGAACAACGATAAAATTGTTCCCGGCGTTGTGTCCAGTTTCAAGCACCGAACGGGCGTACACTGTATCGGCTGGCTTGTCGCGCGAGGCAACATCAAATGTGTTGGCGGTTGTGAAAGTAACGTCTCCGCTTATGTCGATACTGTCTGGTATTGCAAGCGCCCCGTCTGGGTTATAGATTCCCAACGCGCTGATGGTATCGATAAACGCGTACACCGTGTCTGGCCCGATTTCATGAAAAGCAGAATCGGTCCCGAAAACATACAGCTTCTGCGAATCCGTGCAATAGACGGCCTCACGCGATAGTACCGTGTGATATGTGAGTGTGTCCTTCGCGGCCTCAGTCATTCCGCGCAACCGGATTTTCTGCGCATCCGCACCAGTAACCGCAACAAGCAGAGCGGCAATAGTCAATAGGGTTTTCATACCGTCCCCCCGTCGATCACTACGTCAGCCGATGGGCCGTCATCCCCACCAGAAACCTCGTACATGAATGTGTTTGTCATATTCTTGATACAAATGGTGTACTTGGAATAGAATGCTCCATAGTTCCGGTCTTTGCCAAGAAGTTGAACCGTCTCAACAATCATGGGGGTCTTGGCGGTAATGAGCCACTTGGAGCCGGTATATGTGAGATACTTGTTTAGCATCTCCGTTTGCTTCCTCAGCACGTCATGTCTCAGTGACTCCGCGGCCTCAATCAAGTTCGTTGCCTCATCGTCCGTATCGGTCGTCGCGCTTACCGTCCCTTGCACCCACACATCGACATACAGATCGAACATAGTCCACGCGCCATCCCTAGGATCAAGCCTTGTCCTGCCCATCTGTACGCCGATCTCAGGATATGACCTAGCCCTATCGGGAATGGGGCGGATAACCCCGACTACGGTAGGTGTATTCCGGTAGCCGTTCGCCTGAGTAATGGTCTCGTACTCGGCAATGATCTCATCCCGTGCTTGCTCTATCCGGCTCGTGACTGGCATTACATCCTCCGAATACGGTAGCGGTCAAGAACGGCCTTCCAGTTTGGCGTTAGGTCCATGTAAGACGTGGAGAACGTCGAACCCGTCCCCGACTCACTCGTTGACTGTAGGCCCAAGTGATTGTTGCCAGCCTTACCCTCGTTGAATCCGATTTGAACCATTTCCAGCACAACGCGCTTTACCGGGTCAATGTCAACCCCGGAGAACCCGGCCTTGTATGACACCTTGATATTCCTTCGACCGAGCGGGAACGCATCTTGCCACAGTTCGATGTACGGCTTTCGGCTGTCAAGGAATACGTGATCAACGTCCGAGGCAATGTCCGTCCATGACCCATCCGGCGAGGTCCGGTATTGCAACGCCGCCAACTCCTGAGCATCCGTTGGGCTTGACTCGGTCGAAAGTTGTGTCACGGGGAAATGATGTGTATAGAGTTTCTGCGAGCCGTCGCCGTCGTGTATCTCATCTGTTACGGATTGCACGACGATCTTACGTCCGCAGTAGTCCTCAACCTTCGCCGAGCATTGGTCTATCAGCACCTCCAAGAATGCGTCCTTGCCGGTGTCCGATGCGCCTATGTTAAATTGTGCCCTTGCTTCTGCGAGTGTTACGATTGCGTATGCCGCGAGTGCCATTAGTGATAGCCCTGTGCATGGGTGGATTGCTGATTGCCACGTTCACAACTTCAACGGAGTCTCCGAGTTGCACCGCGCGTTCTGGCGTGAGATCAATCAATTCCCCAACACCGTAACGACGGAACCGCTCGAAGAATGGACGTTTGACTAGGTAGTTCATAGTTGGTAACGGGGGCAGGTATCAGCCGCCCCCGCCACAGTGTTACGGATGGTACTTGATCTTCGCCCCGTAGGTAGCCGAGGTCGTTCCGTTTGCACTTGACGCAAACTCAATACGAATACGGAACTGCCAACCGACTCCGCCGAGTTTATCGACGGCGGGACCGCGCAGAGTCCCCACAACAACGCTTCCCGTGTTGTGCGTATCGGCAAGCGTTGACAGGGAATCGTACACAGTATAAGACGCGGCGGCACGTCCAACAGGAGAGCGATCAATGTAAACCTTCGTGATCGAAACGGAGTCAGCCGCCCGAACCTCGAAGACCACATTGTTGTATCCGCCCAGATTGGCCGAGATACCGCTTACGGTGTCGATGTCATCGTCAGCGTAGGAAGTCCCCGTGTTCACAATGGTATAACTTCTCCACTGTTGATTCGGGGCTTGTGCCTGGACGCCAACAACAACAAAGACCAGAAGAACGGAGATAAGGAGGTTTTTCATGATGTTGGTCTCCTTATGCCGAGGTCAAGAGTCGAGCCGTACCTGCTTCGTTCGTCCAGACCTGACCTGCTGATTCCAGAACGCGGATGGCAGACAGGTTCTTTTCCCACAGGTTGCCCGCCGTGGTGAGCGACGCTTCCCGCGAGACTTCAACTTCCATCCCGCCACTGGTTCCAAAGAAGCACATCGTCGGGACAGCAAAGCCCACGAACGCCGTTGAAGCGGCATCCGTCGAAGGCATTCCATCGACCGGGATGAGTTCATGGCCCCACAGTGAGCGGATCGCCGAAGATTCAACGGGCTGACGCACAATGTAATCACCCGCAGAGTTTTTAATCTGCTCAAGGTAGGAAATGACGTAGGGGTGAGCGAAGAACTTGGCTTGCGGCCAGTACTTCGGATTCACGGCCCTACGAAGTCCCTGCAAGTCGTCTGCCGTGAAGTTGGCAATCGACGCACCAGAACCGTTCACATCCACACCCGAAGTCAGGCTCAGAAGCGGAGTGCCAAACGAGGTAGCGTCCCCGAATGTATTGTCGTCCTCAAACAAGGCCAAAGCCTCGCCGTAAATCTCAGCGAAGTAGCCCAAGAGGTTGACATTCGTATCGCGGAGCAATTCATTCGACATGGGACTGATAGCACCAGCGACCTTCAATGTCAAGGTCTTTTGGACCAGCGTCGGCTGAGTCTCGCTGAATGCCGTGTTTTCACCCGCGACCGACACCGTCACTGAGCCGGTTTCATCCGGGATCAGGATCGACTTCGTGCCGAGGGTGATGTTGCGGCAATACCGACGAGCAACGCCATACTGAGCCGCGACACGCGCAATCTCGTTGGCATACTCAACCGGGACCACATACGAGCCGGAGCCGGAGCCTTCGACCAATGTCGCCTTCATCGCGATCATGTCGGTCGGGTCTCGCCGCCATACGGCATTGAGCCACCTTTTGAAGCGGCCCTCTTTCGTCATCTTCGACAGTTCCTCGTCCTGTGAACCGGGGAACACACCGTACTTCCGGTCCACCTTGTCAAGTCCTGCCTTTTCGATAGCCTTATCGACGGTCTCGCTCAACAGTTTGGCGAGGTCTTCCATCGACAGTTGAATCACGTTGCCTTCCATGATTATAGTTCTCCTCATGGATTGTGAATGTATCGGTTAAACCCTGCCCCGTCTTCGACTAATGACCCTATCGACCGCATCACTAAGCAAGACCCGCGCTTGGTCTGTCGTGAGCGTTTCGACTGTCATCCCCGCCGTCTTAGGCATGAGTGTTTTGAGTTCTTCAATCTGTGCCACTAATGCGGCCTCTCGGCCAGCAAATTCTTCTTTGAGTCCATCGATCACCGCATCAATGTCGGGCATCTTCTCCCGGCATGATTCGAGTTCACATATCCGCTTCTCGGTCAACGCAGACTTGAGCAACCCCCGCATCTCATCCGACCGCGACAGGTCAAGTGCCTGCGACAACGCCCGCCGTTCGACTGCGTTTGGATTGGCGGGAATCGGAACGAGGGAGTATTCGAGCAATTCCCACTTGCGGAAAATGAACACCTGAGACTTCGGGTCGAAGTCTCCACGGTTGACCGGGTTCAAATCATTCACGTCCTCAAGTGCCGCAAGTTCAATCCCCGTAGGAATGAACCCGATAGATGTGGCGGGCATAAGTCCTTCCTTCGCCAACGCCCACGCATCCCGCGCCAATGGCGTGGCATCGGAAAATATCGTCTTAGCAATCAAGGACTCCCCCTCCTGCTTCACCCATGCGGAACGTCCGATAATTGGAATCTGGTCGCCCATTGCCCGATAGTTGTGGCCGAAGAGAACGACCGGGTTCTTGTCGTAATTCCGCTTGTCAACTCCATTCGGGTCAACGATCTCTTGTGAGCGGTCAATGGTTGAATCTGTAATGACGTGGACGATTGAACGCTCTTCCACATTTACAGACTTTATACCGATAGACCTTTCAAACCGTCCGGCTTCGCCTTCCTTCAGTCTGGGTTCCATTACTGTAACCCCTTCGGATAATATGTGGCTAGATTGACCGTGGTTTGCCGTGGTGCCACACAGTCTAACTCCATTGGCATGACAAAGTCGTGCGATTCCAGGCAAGCGGCCTCTGCTAGTTCTTTTGTGCTGAACACTCCCAAAAGTTCCCATGCGGTTGTATCGCCCACAATCGACCTAAACTGACCAGCAATGTACAGGGTATTCATGGCTCACCTCTGCTCAAGCCAAGCATCATACGTCGGGCTTGTAGTCCCGTTCGCAGTTGTCTTCCGCGTCAGGATCAGCCTTACCCGTTCCGCGCCGGGGATATTGTCGGCATTCTCATACCTGAGTGCAAAACCCTTCCAGTAGCCAACGGCGTTCGTTGAATCCGCCTCCACGTTGTAAGACTGGAATAGGGTTGTAGCCGCCTCTCCGCTTCGATAGTCCATGCGGATAGAGACGTTGATCGACTCCGCCGTATAGATAACAAGTGTGTATGACCGCATCGGATGGATACTCACCCATGCCGTAGTATCGGTCGTCGCAAACGATGAGTCATTCGCAAGCGTAATCGGCTGGGCCTCGGCCACAGTAAATACGAACAACGCCATAATTGCTAAGCGTTTCATTGTGCTTCCTCTCTGATTGAATTTGATTCGGGCCTCAGCCCACGACTGTCTTTACCGCATTCATAACAATGGAATATGTTCTGTGACTGCCACTCCGTCCGCTCTGCATCATGCCCGCAATGTTCACAGGCAATACGCACGGTCGTGGGAATCTTAGACCACCGGCTCACTATTTCCGACATTCTCAGTCCCCAGGGGTACAAGGTTTGACGGAACGAGCAACGTATCTCCACCCTCAACCGGGTCGTATCCCTGCGCCGTCCGTTCTTCGTTAATTGTCGTCAACCCCTGAATGCGAATGGCCGCAACCCTAGCCACACGCTCTTCGTCGTTTGATACCGTGCTGTCGTGCTTAATGATAAGTTTGGGATCGAACTTACGCGCCAAGTCCTGCGTGAGCCGTTCGTCCATCAATTCAAGGATCGGTTCTACCACATTCCGGCTGAACGTGTAATCATTCGCCTCAGCATTGGCTCGGTTCACATCCTCAACCAATCCCAGCTTAGATGCCGGAACACCGAATGCCGCGAGAATATCATCTCTCGTTGATTTGTTTGTCGCCAGCCAGTCTAGTTCTTTCGGGTTAATGCCAATGCGCTCAATCGACAACCCACCCTCTAGGATGGGAGTCTTACCCGATCCGCCCGGGCCGCCATACTCACGGTTCCAATCGGCCTTCATCTTGTTGCGCGTGTCATCCCTCAACTCCGTGTTGGTCTTTAGCGCATACGGGGGGATGGCAAAGTTCTTGTAAAATTGACGCTGATACTCATGCTGAAATTCGTCAATGTCTGAAGATGCGGCGGCGGCCATGAGGACGGATTGACCATAGTAGAATGAGGACGGATTGGGGTGCTTGAAGTGAATAACCTCAGATGGGTCGAAGGGAATGACCTCTTCCCCGTTCTGCAACTCATACCGGGCAATCTCACCCGATTTGGTGGGGACTATCTTCATCCTATCTGCTGGCAGTGACCACAACTCGGCGGGAATCTTCAATCCACTCATGGGTGCGTACCAGTATGCGTCCCCCGTCAAGTCCTGATGGGCTGATGTCACGTAAAGCATTTCCCGTTTGGTCGCTACGGGGTTGACCTCATCCAGTAGGATAACGAGCGGGTGGTCCGGGCGAACCTCAACAAGATCGTCCGGCCCCTTCTTGACATATACCCTGAACCTCGCACCTGCGATAGCCTTTGCGCGGATAGACACACATGAATACACCCACGACTTGTATGATGCGAGCATCGCAGACTTATCGCCACGTCTATCAATTAACCCAGTCTGTTGCTCATGCCCACGGACTCCGTAGATGTTCGGGATGCCCTTGCGAAATACGTCTAGGGCGAGAGATGCGCGTTGAATGAAGTTCATAGGAAAGTCAATCTCGGTTCGTTCGGGCCAGTTACCATCAATTCAGTCAATGCCCACACCAGCGCGTCCATGCGGTTCGGTGAAGGGTCGCCCGGCATCCACGTACACATTTCTTCTTCCATCTCCGGGAATTGTCCCACATGATGTACCCGGCCCTGTTCATACAGTGCGGCCACGGGTTCGGCGCGGGTCAATTTGCCACGACTTGCGTTGACCTTCTTATACGAGACAGTCGGATCAACCATTCTGACGGTCAACTCTACCATGTCCCCGCCGTTATTAGATTCTGCAACGATCCGGTCGGCCTTGTGCTGGTGGTATGCAACAACCGAACGCCTAGCCCATCCGTCTGGGGATGCCCGTAATGAATCGTCCGCCAAGACATAGCCGTGCCCGTTTGCACCAACTCCGGCAACGACAATACCCGCCTCGTCCGAGGTGGCGGTAGAAGTCGCAGAGGGGTCAATCGCAACAATGACGCGCACAAGTTCGGGGGCTTTGTCAACTCTGAGGGATTCGATACGTTCACGCTTCCAGAGACTACCTTCAACGTCTGTGACTTCCTCGGCCATGATCTCTTGCCTCACAGCAAGGGCCGTCATATCTTTGCTGATATCGTCTAACGCCGTTCGGGATAGATGCGGATTGTCGTATGAGGTGAAGTGAAACGCCGCCCAACGTCCTGATGGGTCTTTCAATGCCTTCTGGTATAACTTCTCAGCATGACGGGGATCATCGGCCTTAGACGACGACCTTGAGCGAATGGAGGGCGGTGTGAACACGAACACGGCATCACCATCATTGTCCAGGAGCATCGGCGCGCCTACAATACGCCAGGCATCCTCGTTCATCAACTGCCATTCGTCCAGTATCAGTAGGTCCGCGTAGTCTCCGCGCAAGGTATCAGCGTTCCATGCCGTCTTTGCCCTGATGCGTTGCTCCTTGCCGGCTACTTCAATAACGTGCTCGGTCTCGTTCTTCTTCAGGAGTCCATACTTGATCGGCTCTGCAAATGCCCTCGTAATCTCTGACCAGAATCTCTGAATCTGGTCACTTGTCGGTGTGGCGTAGAGAACCCTTTTACCCGCTAAGAACGCTTGACCCGCTAACACTGAAACACCTACCGTCTTACCGCCACGCCTTCCGGCCTTGATGATCTTGCGCTTGGCCGTTGAATCAATGAACGCCCGTTGCTTCGGGTGTGGGTTCGGAAAAATTACGTCAATCTCTGGGTTCGTTGCGGTCGTCATACCTTACGCGGAGTGTGAATTCGCCCTTGCCCTCAATGGTCTGAGGCTTGCGGGAGAACACATACGGAAGAATCCGGTCCAACATTCGCTCACGGTCGGATTGCTTCTCAGAGTTTAGCCCCTCGGCAATAATCTCCATGCAACGGTCGCCGAACTTCGCGGGCATGTCGCCGCGCTTCCAGGGAACACCCGTCCCCTTTGGTCGCCCTGCTCCCGGTCGTTTGCCGCCATTGCCAGCCATTGAAAATGATATCAGTTCGCCGCGTTATTTGCGCGTTATCGGTAGGTGTAATAACCCCCCCTCTGGGGACAGTGCCAAGATACGGACTTGCGCCGGTAGTGTCAAGTAAAATTTACCGGGTTATTCTTACCGAATGGGCCTACGATCTACGCAATACGGGATGTGTGCACAAGAGAAATATAGCGCAGGGCTGACGCGGCAACAGCAGAACTCTAGCATCCCCTCATATCGGCAGTCACGGCCCCTCTTCGGAGGGGCTTTTTGTTTCGGGCCGTCAGCAAGGCTAGAATGAAAGGGGGAGGAACGCCCCGGCCCCGCATTCTGGCCCTTAGTTCAAACTGATTCCACGCCACACCGCGAAGCGGACTAGAACCAAACCGTCAATGACCCTAGCGTCAGAGGGAATGCCACGAAGGACAGAACGCAATATGTTCTGCATTGTTCCGTCAAATCCAATCGGTTTACCGTTCGGCTCTAGTCCAAGCCATGAGATTGTAGTCATGTCAACTGACGGCGCATTATCTGGTCTAGTGGTTTCATTGAGCCGTCACTTGGACTCGAACCAAGTCGATACGCTTACAAGGCGTTACGCTTCGCCTGATTGACGGCACTCCGTTTAGGGCGGATGCGGAGGGCGTAGGATTCGAACCCACAAACCCCTTGCGGGGAACTGGTACTCAAGACCAGCGCAATCGCCGTTCTGCCAGCCCTCCAATGCGACACTCTTGCTTGTCGGAACAACAGGATTTGAACCTACAACCAATGGCTTATAAGACCACTGCGCTACCGTTGCGCTACACGCCAAAGTGAGGCGGTTAGGCTGGCGGCTTACCTGACTCCATTGCTGGCTCTATGGCTCCCCAGCCTCATTGAATCCGCCTTAATCTGACGGCTTAAGATACAAATTTGCATCCTACAATGCAAGGCGTGAGCTTCCTCCTATACCCTCATTGTTTCCTCTTTAGATACTCCATGAATCCGGGGAGGGTGGGGGGATTGCGCGGCGCATAGTAACCAACGTCTTTGAGTGGGTAGAAGTATTCCACTCCCTCGTTAATGCGAACGCTGTCCAATTCTCCGCCCGTAATCCACGTATGTCTCACCGTATCTCGACTGCACTCGGCGACATATGCGTCCCATACTGAGACCTGAGTGCGTGCGTGAAGCGCAATGAATGCCTCCAATAGTGTTCGACCGTACACGGTATCGGGGCCGACAATGAATCGGATAATCATGTCACCCGTACTTGATTCGTCGAATGTGTCGAAGTATATGTTCCCCGCTTTTTGGTTCGCCAACCGTTGCATCTTCCACAGGTCGCGGAGATCGGCTTGGTTCTGCCCCACCCCCACCTGCGTTGCAAGGGCTACAGCTAGGATGATGAGTAGGTGTCTCATGTGGTCAGCCCTTCGCTTTCTTGCACGATTTTTCTAGTCCGTTGAGAAAATGTCCGGCGGCGTGTTTCCACTCTTCCAATTTACATCTGGTGCAATTCCTGACCCCATAGAATCGTGGTGTCCCGGCTGGCGCAAGAATTTCAGTTCTCCACTTGGTCATTCGATGGCTTGGATGTTTCTTCTGTCTCATGTGGATTCCTTTACGTGGATGCGCTTGCCGCAGGAACATTGACCGGGAGATTGCATTGCCGCCGACATTGCCATATTTGTTGGCCTTCTCTCTCCACAGGTGGTTTCCCAGTATGAATCGGACCAAGTGCCTTTTCGTGTCCACTCACACGTCTCCTCCTCCCGCTCCTTGCGGTCCTGACGAATGGCGGCAGAGATGGCTTCCCGTATCCACTTCTTCATGTGTTCTCGCCCATCCAGAATCTCCTGCCAACCGAAACCGTCGTTACCGATGAGTTTAATTTCGATTCTGTCGCCATCTAGAGATTCAATGAGCCATGCAATCGCATTCCTCACCCCCTCCGACAACTCTGGCTGGATCATGGCTTGGCCTTCCTCATGGTTTCGATAAACCTTTGGACGATACCCTTTCGCGGGTGGAGGAGTATGCGGGTCACTTTGCGATAGGTCTCGTTCAACTGCTTTCCACACTTCTCACATACATCCCTCACGTCGGGGTGATTCGCCTCGGCGGACAGAGTCATCAATTCCCACTCCGCCTTAACGGTAGTTCCACAAACATCACACTTGAGGTCTCTCATTTCTTCCCCTTTCGTGGAGGGATGCGCTTGACGTAGTATTGCGTGTCAACCGACAACTCTTCGCCTGCCCCGACCTTCCGATACCTCGGTGCGGGACGGTTGAGGATGCGCTCGGCTTCCGTGGTATCCATTGTGGCGTAGCACTCCTCGATATTGCAGACAACATCAACCCCACCCCCTGTATTCCGATCCCACGTTGTGTTTATGCTCCACTTGTGCGGCCCCTTGTGCTTGTGTGTCTTGCTCATGGGTTTAGAATGCGTCATTGACTGGCCCCTTTTTCACTAAGTCCATGCGTTCAAAGTGCATGACGTTGATTACTGCCCCGTCCCCAGTTCGCAAGCCCCAACAATCTCCCGTGTCTTGTGGCTTCTTGATAACCTCTGCGGGATTGATGGAACCAGAAACGGCAAAATCTACAGTTACAATATCGCCCACCTCAATCATGTTGGGATTGCTCATGGGTTAGTCCTTTCGTCTATTCATTTTCTTCACCCATCGAGGGAATGTATCCGCCCAAAAATGCTTCCACCCCCAACGATTGCAATACCGTATCATCTCCATCACATACCCGACCCGGATTGCGTGCAACAGGTCACAGTTCAGTTGTTCGTCTGTGGCCGGTTCCTCGCGCTTGAGGGCATCAATGGATTCTTGCGTCAGCATATACCTTGGCTTATTCATGGCTCGGTCCTCATTGATTGTCGTTTCCACCACCACACACTTCGGTCAGAGGATTCAATAAGCGTCTTGTTCTTGAGCAACCACGCGCCTCGTTTGGCACTTATTTCTTCGACACGACGAAATCCATTTCCACGGAATAGCCTCCCGCCGGTAACGGCATCTGCGACATCATAGCGGTCACGATACATCCCTACGATAAATCCGACAGCCCAGTGGTCTTTGGAATCTCCATCACGCCACTTCGTCGCTAGAACGTACGACCCAATCGGCGGGAGCGGTATTCGCTTTGCTCCCCCTGTGCGATCCCTACTCATGGCTCTCTCCTGATGGGGTGGGACGAGTTGCTGTTACCTCTATCCCGTAAACCTCTAAGGGCTTGTGACACTTGGGGCAATGCGTCGGAGCCTCACCCTTTGTCAAGTCGATAAACATCTTACACCCCGGCGTGAAGCACATGGCGGCCAATGGAATCTCGATGGGCTTTTGCCTCTTGCTTTTCTTCTGTTTCATTCTCTCTCTCCTTCGGTGGGGGTGGGGTAAGTTTGTTGCGGTGCGGCCACACAACTTCTCCCTTAGCATTACTGGGTAGGGGACTCCCTATTGGTTCAAACACACAATAGGCACATCTCTGGACCTCAATTTTGAGTTTGAGCAAGTAAATGCCACCATGCCAAGAGCCATAGTGTTCGTTCTCACCACAAAAACACACAGCATTCCATCGCCAATGAAAATTCTGGGATGGGCATCTAACAAACAACGCGGGGGAAATCTTACGTAATGCCCGTCTCCATTTCTGCTCATATCGGCTACTCATTTCGTTCTCCCGGGGTCACAGCGGATTGCATGTTCAACGTTTCGTATCCCCCCCCCTCAGCCGTTCAACCTCAGACATGAGGGCGGTTGCCTGTACCTTTGAGGACTCATCATAATCCTCAAACATTTTAATCCTGCGCTTCAACCCCTCCACCTCCTCGGACTGCATGGAGAGAGCTTTCTTGAGCGCAATCCTCAATTCGCCACAGGTTGCCGATACAGCGAGTTCGTTTGTACTCTCGTAATTCTGAGACGGATCGAGAGATTGAAAGAATACACTCTCCGCCTCTTGCTCCTGTGTCAGTTGCATTGTGTCCTCCTTATGTGTGCTAGACGCTTGCATGTATGTCGATGTGAGTATGCCGTTGCTTGTCTCTCCGCTCCCGACGCGGTGTAAGCTCAATCTTGATTACACCCAAGTCCGTGGGAGACATAGCCCCGTCCGCGACGTAGGAAGCGTGGCCCTCACAGTAGCCCTTTAAGAATGAACCAGTCCGGGCCAGTAAAACCTTTCTCTGTTTCAGTCTTACACCACCTCCCTGCCCAACCTCAGCAAGCCTGAGTCTGGATATGAACGCCGCAGACTTCTTGTGGTCATGGCCCATGAGATAAATGTCTGCCTCTGCCGCCTCCGCCATTTGCTGAACGCGATTGATTGATCCACCGGCGAGCCTTGATGCCCCCTTGCCGTGATGCGCCCAAATGTCAACGGAAAAGTTTTCTCCGCCCTTCGTGTGTATCCTAAGCCGAATGAACGACGATACGCCAAGATATGTCGTTTGTAATTTCTCCGCAAGCAAGTGATCGGTCGTTGTCCCGTTCATTAAGTTCCCGTAATGATTCCCGCCGAGAACACCAATGATTCGCCCCTTCATAAATCCAATCTCCTTTGCCAGCCTTGCCGTATTGCTCCGATACAGGTCGTCTAATGTAATGCGCGAGGATTCATGCAATTTCTCGTTGCCCAAAACGATCCGCTCTGAGGTTGAGGCTAGGTCGTCATAGTCTCCCATGCCCAGAAAGTAGGCGTTACGCTTTGTCTTTGCCCATGCGCAATACTCTAGCCACCGCTCTACGTGACACAGGGGAGCGGAACGATGAATGTCCCCAAATGGCATGAGATAAACCGGCTTCCCGATTTCTGCACCATTGACAACATATTCGTGAACCGTAAATATCCCGGTTGTGGTCATTTCTTTCTCACTGGTTTTCTCCGGCGTGGTTCTGGTTTCTGTTTCATTCGTTCGGCGGGGAATTGGCCGTCTATCACATCACGTTTACATGTCGGACACCAGTACATCGACTTGCCCTGATACGTTAGCCCCGGTGGTTCGGATTTACGGGGTGCATTGTCTAACGGGTGTCCGAGGGGGCAGAGGGTCACGGTATGGTCGATGTCTGTACGCGCACCTCTGTTTCTACGCCCAATAGTTGCAACTTGCCGGTTATGTACTGGTCTGAATGAATCCGTATATCATAAACGAATAGCGTTGGATTGACCTCGTGGAATCTTTCGATGAGCGCGATAAGGTCTTTTGTAAAATCTGACTTTAACTCGGTCGGAGTCATAGCGCATCCTTCCTTTCTATGTCTTGCTCATGGGCTTCTTGCCTTGCAATTGTTTGGGCTGAAACGCTGGCTTGTTCGGCGGCAACTCGCTCAATTCTAACGTGGTCAGCGAAAAGATCGTTGAGCACAGCACACAACGCGCACTCAGGGGCATCACAGCCGAGTGCATGATTACGTAAGGCTTCCCACAGCCGGGGCAGATGCCCGTCAATCGCTCTACGGATTGCCTCTTGGTCATTCACCTTACCGCCTTCCTTGTCGTGGTTATCTTCTTGCACCTCTCACACAATTGATAGTTCTTGTGAAAGTAAACCGCCGCTCGTGAGCATAGATCGCACTTCCGATACGGCCTGTGTTCCGGCTTGATGGGTGTGGCTTGGAGACTCATAGCTTCCTCTTCGCCCTTGCGCGTATCAGTTCCTTCGCGTGTTCGGCCTTGAGCCTTGCCACGTCCTCGACGTTCAACTTGTCGGACAGTTTAAACTTCCCCAACCAGTGCCTATCCAAGTCCTCCAAGTCCTTCGCCCTGCGGTTCGCTCCGAGCATCGCGCCAATAAGTAGCCCGGCACACGCACATACGGACATGGTTCCGATAAAAATTGCGGCTCCCATTACTTGTGCCCTTTCTTCTGTTTTAGATGCTCATCAATTCACACCGACGATTATCCCTAGTCCACATTCCATACCATCCCCCTTCCGATAGCCACCACCAGCCAGCACAGGGCTAGGCTAGGTAGGGCAATGATGAGTAAGTGAATTGCGAGTATCGGCCACATGGCCTATTGTGCATTGGGCTTCTTATGCCTGTGAACAATTGTAAACGTTCCCTCGGTCATTCCGCAGGGCCGTTGTGAAAAATCCTGAGTCGATTTTCCGCTACCATTTAACTCGTCCGAATTGTATCCCAACATAAGTCGTGATGGGCCTATGGGTTTAAGGCCGCTCCTTCCCTTGCGCTTTTTCTTAGCCCTAACCTCTCGGCGTTCGGTCTCGTTTATGCCCCGGCATTTCGCGCATCGCTTCAACTGGTACCGACTGAGTTCACATCCACAACGGAGACAGTGTCTCATGCCTTCCACGCCCTCCCCAATCCCTCAATCGCCTTCATTGCTTCCCTTACCACTTCCGGGCTTGCTGGGGGACAGCACTTGTCACATCCCCGTTCATGCGTCGCCAGTTCACGCTTCGGCACGATCTGACCACACTTGGCCTCAATTGTCTCAAGTGTGAGAAATCGTTTCGGGATCACGTATTGCCCGTATTGCCTTAAAAATAATGCGAACGAGTAGCCCGTTGACTTGGCGAATGGATTAGCGAAGAATCCCCGTATCTGCCTCTCCCATGACTCCGATGTTGGATAGTCAAACATCTCCTCGCCCGTCTCTGGATCGTGGCCCTCGAACGCCTTGGTAATCATTCCGCACATCTGGGGCCACGGTACCTCACATTCCTCATGGAATTCCTCGGCGTGTATGCGGCGATATGTCGCTACCATTGCTCGGATAGGTCTGGTGGGTTTCTTCGGCATGGGGAGAATATCGGCGGTCATTTCTTCCCCTTTGGGTCTAGGCCACGCAACCCCGCGACGAACCGGACAAGGAATATCGCAAGCATGACGGGAGCCTTGTTCTTGAGTCCCCTATCCCGTTCAAATGCTTCGTGACAATTTCGGCAGAGGGGAATACATCCGAGGTCTGAGGACTTGAGGGACATTGAAGAGTTAAAGACATGATGTGGATCGCTTGGCTCCGGTGCGCCACAGTTCATGCAGGGCTGAGTCCTGACTATCGAAAGCCAGTTCTTGTCACGGTGAAATCCTACATTGTCCCTCCCCCAACGGAACCAAATTGTCTCATCCGTCCCATGCGGGTATATCGGCTTGGCGGGTCGGTGCATGTCAACGTCGATCTTGCCGATAAGTGGGACGTTGTGAGCGTCTGCGGTTTCGAGGGTCATTTGTATTCCGGTTGTTCGCCATACATGGGGTCGGTTTCTTCTCCGCACCACCACGCCACATTGGACTTGGCAAGTCCGCGCAAGATGGACATTGCGGCCCTTGCGTCACTGAGCGTCTTTCTCCGCGCTACAGTCTGCCAGTATGTCGCCACCCCTTCGTATGCGGGTGGGTCTTTTCGCCTGACTATAAACACTCGGCCTCCCTTGCGATTGTGAACCGTGAAATGATGCGGTGGTGACAGGTCTTGCGCTTGGACTTCTGAAATCCCACGTGCCTCATGCCCTCGAATACACTTCCCATGATGCGCCCGTCTATGCCTTGCGGAATCGGTAAACGCTCATGGATTTCATCAGCACAGACTTCCCCATTCTCCTCGGCCAGTCGTCGGGCAATGTCTCTGGCACGGTCTAGCCATTCGTCCCGGTTGAGACTACGGGGGAGGTCGAAAAGGTCTAGCGTCATGCACGACCGTTCGGCGGTCTCATTATCCATTCGGTAAGTATGGCCGCGAGAATCACAACCGCGAACACCATTAGAAGTGGGTTCATTTGGTAAGTTGCGCGTAAAGTCTCGGAAAGTCAAGGGCTTGCTCTACGGTTGCCAGTTCAATCACACGCCAGCCCATTGCCTGTGCCTCGTTCATCTTCTCCCGGTCGTCGATGAAGCCCTGTCCGCGTGTATGCCGTCCACTGCTCCACACCCCGCCGTGAAATTCTACCGCGATTTTCCGCTTGGTATCGGCCCTGTCAAATCGCCACTTCCGTTTCGGGTGAAATTGATGCTCGGCGGTGAATCTATCACGAATCCCGGCCCCGGCACAGGCAATGTCGAAGGACTGCTCAACGGTCAACTTCATATCCGCATCTCCGCCTTTCGGTAACTCAGGGCCGATTGCACCGCCTTGAATCTCAAATGCAGGGCTTTCAGCAATGACTCGGCTTGCTTCACGGCGATCCGTTCTTCGACCGTCAGGGCTTGAACCGCCGCGCCTATCCGGGCCTCACTTGCGCCCGGTTCCGCCGCCATGACTTGATCCCGGTATTCGCGTTCCTTGCGAAGCATGACGGCCTCAAGGCCCATCGTTAGTTCGCTCACCGAGGATATGGCCCCGCTAATCTCCAGCAGGTATTCCGTAAGCCCCGCCGGGTCATTGGCATTCGCCTGCCTCTTGGCTATCTCTGCGTATTGGGATAGGTCGGTCATGGGGCTACTGTGACACCGAGTGATTCGCGTAACTGTGCAACCCACCGATTGCGTGAGTCCACTCGCTCTTGTTCTTTTTTGTGTTCCTCGGTGTGGTAGGTAATGTCCTTCAATGCTTTTGCCTGTTCGTCCCGCAACCACTCTTCCGCGCTTTTCTTACGTGGGGCTGGAGCATCGAATCCGCAATCAAACCGGATCGACTCGACAAGTTGCGACTCCATGAATTGCTTGTATTCCACGTGGTCGGGAGACGGCGGGATATATGCCCGAACCTCCGTAAGCATGATCTCGTACCGCTTCCGTTGCTCGTTCTTCGCGGTCGCGTACCTGGTATGGCTTGCGAGTGCGTCTTGGTACTCTAGTTTGGCTTCCGCCTCGGCTTGTTTGAACGTCAGCGATTCCACAAACTTCAACCGGGTCCGTGCGCGGTCGAGGCATTCGATGTGATAGGTTGACGGCTCAAATTTCTCTGGAATGGGCTTGTCTGGTGGGTCGTCTCGCATTTCCACTAACGCCCCAAACGCCCTAGCACAACCAAGCGCGTATTCCTGAAAGGTCATACCCTTTTCAATTCCCGCAGTATATCCGGTTGGCATCGTCTCTCTCCTTGTGTGATGAACGGGGGACGGGAACAGTCGCCACTCCTATTACGAGTAGCCAAGCGGCCTACGATTAGGCACGCACAGGTGGTTCCCGCCCCTTCCGTTCGCTAATGGGCTAGATCAAAATGGCAGGTCATCGTCTTTCTTCGGCGCTTGCGTTGCGCTCGGCGCGCCTTCACCCATCCTCGCCTTGTATTCGTCAGACTCCCGAATGAGTTTCTTGAGTCCATCGGAAAGCCCCTCGAATGTCGCATCACTCCACTCCTCAATGAAGAACGCGAACGACGGATTGACTTGCGGGGGACATTCCATCCCCTTCGGAACACCTGAGACCGACGACACCTTTCGCTTGTCCTTTTCCACGCCCTCAATGACCGTCACGAGGCATGGCTTGCCGAGAATATTCATCAGGTCGAACCCTTCCAGTTCTTCCGGTGCAAACTCCTTACCGCGCCACGAAACGAGATCGGCCCTCAGTGTGGCCTTTTCGTTCAAGGAGTTTGTATAGAACTTGGAAACGATGAACGGTTTCAATCCCTCTTCCGTTGCGAACGTCTCGGTCGGAAGTTCCCAGAAAAGAATGAACTGATTGCGAACATTCGGAACACCCTGATATGAGCCGTGATGCGTCCCAATGTCGATTATCTTGATTGCCCTTGCAACGTGCGTCCCAATCGGTGCGGGCTGAAACGTGCTGGGCGTGTCCTTTGCCTGTCTTCCCATTGTCCGGCTCCTTGATATGTGATTGTTGGCGGGTGTCCCGCCGTGAGGCTACTCGTTTGTCAGTGTGACGGTTCCGGTAAACCGCTCGAAGAATTCCATGTTCCACGTGTCGAAATAATACCCCACAGAATATATGCCGTTCCAGTTCCCGGCAACGACCGTCCCGACCCCTTCGCTCGTGAACAGTACAACCCTTGTATCGGTTTTGGATTTGAGTAATATGGGGTAGCGATAACTGCCCTCGGACACACCGCTTGACGCTATTGCTTTCACTGCCATATCGTCCTCCTATCTATTTGAGTGTAGTTCGTTCAGAGCTTCGTTGCGTTCCACTTGGCACTTGCCACATGGCTCGGAATTGTCCTTAACTGGATCGCCGCAAGTCTTACAGCGAACGGGGACTACAACGTCAGTCTTCCCCATGCGCACAAGAAATTCCTCCAGCGGTTCCTCACCGCGTTGCCATCTGGCCCTAGTCCGGCAACGATGGATAGAGTCAATAATGACCCTGTTTTCCGCGTTCAACTGGATTTGCTCTTGTGCCGTTAAAGTACGAGCCGGGATTATCTTTGGGCGTTTGACGTATCCAAACTCATCCAGTTGGCTCAACCTGTCCGCCTTGCGTTCGTCCTCCCTGAACCGCATCTCGTCTAAGGGATCAAAATGCTGATAGCGTTGCGCGTTCCGGTCGGTGAACTCTAGGAAGTTACTCATGCGGCCCTCTTCATGTCAATCGGTCTCTTCGGTATCAGCAATTCGCCCTGCCCATGACACCGCTTGCACTTCTCCTGCTCGGATTCCGGTAGGTGCTCTGTGCATGGCTCGATCTTTGTCCCGTGGCAACGTGGGCAACTGGCCGTAGGGGTCATGGCGAGCCTCAATACTTGCGGTTCCTAATCGCACAATACAATCGGCGGAAGAACCCAACTCGTTTTGGGGGAATCGGAACAAACCTGTCTTGCACCACTTCTGGATTCCTCTGAAGCCCCATCTTCAACGCAAGCCACGACACATCGTATTTAAGCTCCTGTATGCTCTTTGATTGATTGTTGATGTTGCTATGAATAACCGACAAGTCTTGTTGGGTAACATGTCTTGTGTCTTTCATTTCCCTTCTCCTAGCTCAATGACGGCGTTGAGGGTATTCCATGATACGGCTCCCAATCATCCCTATCCATTGCAGGGTTCACGGATACGTGAACTATGGCCTTTGCCAGTTCGATCAGTTCTTCCATCTTCTGACAATGGGGGTTAGACTTGGATAGTTCGAGGTTCGTCATACTTCCTCCCTTATCAGCGTCACCCTGTCAACCTCTTTCCCTGTCCGGCTGACGAAGTATGCCGCGAGTGTGTAGTGCCATTCCGGTCGGTCCTTCGGCAAGTCCATGCAAAGCCTTACCGTGTGAGTCCCGCCGTCTGTCTCAATGTAGGTCACGACGTAGGTCATGACTTCGCCGGGTACTTCATTTTCAACGCCGACTCGTAATACATTGCGGTGTCAATGTCGTGTTTGGCAATGTCAAGATACGCCTGAGCTGTATTGGGGTTGCCATCATCCATGTTCCGCCTTGCCTTTTCCTTGAACTGCTCAGCCCGATCCCTGAGCATCAACACAGCATCTTCGGCGGCGTTCTTGAGGATAGTTTCCTGCGCGTCGTAAGTCATGGCTTACCTCAAGTGTTCGACACGGTTGGCGGGATTATGAAATTGTGCAATCCAAAGTGAGGCGCATCCGTCTTGGTAGGTCTTCAAGAGTTGGGCGCATCCGTCTTGGTAGGTCTTCCAGAGTTGGGCGCGTCCGTCTTCGTAGGTCTTCAAGAGTTGGGCGCGTCCGTCTTGGCAGGTCTTCAAGAGTTGGGCGCATCCGTCTTCGTAGGTCTTCCAGAGTTGGGCGCGTCCGTCTTCGTAGGTATTCCGCGATTTTCCAGTCAACAGCGACACAAGCGCATTGTCAACGCCGCACTTCTTTATGTGGCGCATCAATGCCGTGGCAGACCCTGCAACGCGGTCATACTCAACCTGCAACCGCTTTATGTCGGCTTGAGTTGCTTCCCCCCCGGCCATGACGAACTTGCCGTAGCCCTTGGAGAAATCAGACTCAATACTCACGACCCGTTGGCCCTTTGCGGTCTCAGTCCATCCGAGACGCTTGAGTTTACGCTCCAGCTTTTGGGTAAGTTCCGAATGCGAACCGATCCCGGCGGCGATGTGCCTTACGGTCTTGCGCCCGACCTTCCATTCGAATTGGGTGAGTATCACTCCTTGGCACATATCGACTCTCCTTTAACCGACAACAGCCCCGCAGTTCGTCCTACTACGCGCATACGCATTAGGACTGGCCGGGGGCTGTCTGTTCGGTTTCGATAGGTTTTCATTTTGCGTATGCGCTCGATAACGTGCCCAATGATAACGGGCAGGGAATCAAATGTCAAGGGCCGAAGATTAAAAATGCGTGAACGTTCGTTAATGTCCATACTCGGTTAGAATGACCGACTACAGCCTACCGAGCGGCGCGAATCTGTCCTTGATTGAAGATATGCGACCCTTGAACGCAACAATTATCTTCTGCTCCCGTTTCGGGAACTTGCGAATGTGGAGCGTCTTCTTTGCCTGTGCCAACCGCGTAAACTCCGCCTCCAGGTAAACGATCTTGTTATACACGAACAGCCCGTTCTCCTTGAAGAATAGTTCTGTTTCCGACTCTGAGCAGTAATACGCACCGGACTTGTCCAGACTGTCTCCGGTCATTACGACAAAGAAACATCCATCATTTAGATGTGCAATCGCCCGCCTGTAGCCAGCAAATAGAACGTCCCGGAATTTCTCGTACGTATCAAGCGAGTTAATCTCTCCGGGCGGCGGATTGCCGTCGTAATCAACGTATCTCTCAACGCGATAATACGGCGGGCAAGAAAATACAAGATCAAACATCCCATCGGGTTCGTATGTTGATGAATCGCCCAGAATCCACGACACACCCGGAAACTCGGCGCATATCTTATTGTTAGCATCGCATTGGTTCTGCCGAATCTCACTCGCCACATACTCGAAACGCATCGCAGACGTCTAGCGTATTGTCCCAATCGTGGCACGGGTCGCCCGCAGTCCCAATGCGATACCATGTTGCGGGATGTTCGCTGACACGCCGGAAAATGTCAGGCCAATTTCGCGCCGTTATTTTTCTAGATACGCTTTTGGAGAACTCGACACCGTACCTTTTAACGCTTTTCAACGCATAGCATTCGCCGTAACATCCACCGTCCGGGTACGCGCGTAATCCCGCCGCACATCCCTTGACAGTGTCTATGTCTAGAACCCCTTTTGCGTTTTCCTCAACCGTGAGTATTGGTCTATATTGTTTGCTCTTTCCCTGTAGGCCAAACAGCCCCGGTTGCAATTTCACACACCCTACCCAATGATTGTGGTTTGTCTTGTCTTATCTTGTGTCTTTGTTTTTGATTCTGCTTCTAATCTTAAAGCCGGACTCCTTTGCTATACCCCGCTTTCCGCAGAACAAATGCAGAAAGCGCGATACAGAGGAATGAGCCTACAAGAAGCGAGATCGCTTTACGCTTCGACATTCTTAGCCGTCATTTTTCGGTTGACGGCCTATCGGTCGGTGTTATCGCCTACCCGCCCGGCGCGGAGCAAAGGAGTCCTAGAGAAACGAACGCGCTGTCGAAACGATTACCCCGGCTCTAGCCCAGCGGCACAACGGGAGGCGTTGGCTTGGCGGCTCAGTTTCGGGGGACTACTTTTGTGTGTCTACTTCTGTGTGTGGTTACCGCTTTGCGTAGTGGGTTGACGTAATCTCAACGGTAAGCGCGTTCACAAGTTCGGCATCGACCGATTCTGGCAACTTGGATTCGTTTTTTGCCGACTCCATTTCTTTGAACAGGTCTGATGCTACACGCTTTACCTTGTCAATCGACCACGCCCCCAACTTAATTTGCTTCAACTCTTCCGCGTCTGGACGCTCTACAACAAGTTTGCCAGTTCGCATAAACTCGACACCCTGCCGTAATAAGCGGACAAGGTGCTGTGCGTTTTTCGTGTCGTAACCAAACTTATCTACCAGCCCCTTGCGCTTTTGTCCCATGTAACCATTGTAAGCCATATTCTCCATTTTGTGCAACTGCCCGTAGGCATACCCGCAGAAAGAATGGTAGATTTTCTTGCAGGAAAAGATGTCTCGGCTCACTACCAACTTTCGCCACAAGTCCGTATTGCGTATGTAGAACTTTTCGGGTGTCCATAGGGCGTTGAGAACATTGGGATTCGCCTTTTCGACAAGCCGGATAAATTTCCGCAGATCATAAACCAGCACGTCCCACTCGCCTTCTTTGCACTCAAATTGATCGAACGTCTTGATGCCGAAAAAATAGTCTCTCGGCGGCAGACATACACCAAAGATGTCGGTATCGTCAATGCTTCCGGGATTCGAGTTCGGGATGTGCGTACCGTGCGAATGACTCCCCCGATACATCAGCACAAGTGAGTTGTCCCACATGTGGAACGGGCCACGGTGAACGAGTATGTCGTTAAGTTTTCTCATGGCTATAAAATAGATTGACCCCAATCCACCCAAAACTCTTGAGAAGTTCGCCGCCAGCGACGGCAAGGGTGAATTAGGGTCAATCCTAATCTCGTCTTGTGATGCTGGCCGCGCTTCTCAATTCGCGGGTGGAACTGTGCTAAGATACGCACTTGCGC